CAAGTATGGCCAGAGTTTGTAGAGGGGCCCCATCACATAAAAATTGCAGAAAAGTTTCAAGACTTGGCGGAGGGGAGGATAAATCGACTAATCGTAAATATGCCACCCAGACATACCAAATCAGAATTTGCATCATTTTTATTTCCAGCATGGATGATGGGCCGTGATCCACGGCTCAAGATCATTCAAACAACACACACAGCAGAACTATCCTACCGCTTTGGTAGAAAGGTTCGTAACCTCATGGAAGAAAATACTTTTCAAGATGTCTTTGATAATATCGAGTTGTCTCAAGATTCTAAAGCTGCGGGCAGATGGGAAACAAACAAAGGCGGAGAATATTTTGCAGCAGGTGTCGGTGGTGCAATTACAGGACGTGGTGCAGATTTATTAATTATTGATGATCCACATTCCGAGCAAGATGCATTGTCTGAGACGGCAATGGAGTCAGCTTACGAGTGGTATACGTCTGGACCTAGGCAGCGTCTTCAGCCGGGAGGCAAGATTGTTATCGTCATGACCAGATGGTCAACAAAAGATTTGACAGGTCAATTGATGAAAGCACAAACAGATGTCAAAGCAGATCAGTGGGACGTGATTGAGTTTCCTGCAATCTTAGAAGATAAACCAGTGTGGCCACAGTATTGGAAACTACACGAATTAGAATCGGTCAAAGCCTCACTGTCTGTGGCTAAATGGAATGCACAGTGGCAACAGAATCCTACCTCAGAGGAAGGTTCAATTATCAAAAGAGAGTGGTGGAACATTTGGGATAGGCCCTCCCTCCCTAGTTTGCAACATGTGATTCAAAGCTACGATACGGCCTACAGTAAAAAAGAAACAGCAGACTTTTCAGCGATTACAACGTGGGGTGTGTTCTTGCATAACGAGACTACGCCTAATATAATTTTGCTTGATGTCAAAAAAGGACGTTGGGATTTTCCAGAGCTCAAAAGAATCTCGATGCAAGAATATAATTATTGGGAGCCAGAGACCGTGATTATAGAACAAAAGGCCAGTGGTACACCGCTCACGCAAGAGCTACGAAGAGTCGGAATACCTGTCGTAAACTTTACACCGAGCAAAGGTAATGATAAACACGTCAGAGTTAATTCAGTTTCTCCTCTCTTTGAGGCGGGGCAAGTCTGGGCACCAGATGAGAAGTGGGCGCAAGAATTGATTGAAGAATGTGCAGCTTTCCCTTATGGTGATCATGATGATTTGGTTGATAGCACAACACAAGCTTTGATGCGTTATCGTCAAGTCGGATTAGCTGTGCATCCAGAGGATTATGAGGATCCACCGATGTTAGAACAGTTACCTATGGAAAGAAGTTATTACTGATGAGTATTGTCAAGGGATTCACGGTCGAAGGCACCAAGAAAAAGAAAACAAAAGAGGACAAAAAAGAAGCTTCTTTTGCAAATCCCAAAGCAAAGTATTATAAATTCGTGCAAGCCAAAGGTTTCAGTGCTATACAAAAGAAAAAACAAAAGAAAACTTTAATAACATAATGGCAGTAGATAGACCAATTAACCCAGAGAATACAGTTCCTTTAACTGATGAATCACCTACAGATGTTCAATTAGTCGAGGATATTGGTGCAGAAATCACACCTACAGAAGATGGTGGAGCTATTGTTGGGGCAATGGAAGAAGAACAGATTGCTGTTGACTTTTCAACAAATCTAGCAGAAGTTTTACCTGATAATGAGTTAAACAGTCTATCAAGTGAGTTAAGACAACAGTACGAAGATGATAAAGAGTCACGATCGGATTGGATAGACTCATACACCAAAGGTCTAGACCTACTTGGTTTTAAATACAACGAACGCTCACAACCGTTTCAAGGTGCAAGTGGTGTTACACATCCATTACTAGCAGAGAGTGTCACACAATTTCAATCACAAGCTTACAAAGAATTATTACCAGCAGGTGGTCCAGTAAAATGTAATATTATTGGAGATGTAACTACAGAAGTAGAACAACAAGCACAGCGTGTAAAAGATTACATGAACTATCTGATCACAGATGAGATGGAAGACTACGATCCTGACATGGATCAGTTATTATTTTATTTGCCACTAGCAGGGTCAAGTTTTAAAAAAGTTTATTATGATGCAGACTTAGCAAGACCAGTTGCAAAGTTTGTACCAGCAGAAGATTTAGTTGTTCCGTATCTTTCAACAGATTTAGATACCTGTGAAAGAGTTACACACATTGTAAAAATGACAAGCAATGATTTAAGGAAGGCTCAGTTCGCAGGATTCTACAGAGACGTTGAACTAAATGATCCGTACGAGGAAGAATCAAAAACACAAGAAAAATATAATGACATACAAGGTGAAACTAAACCTGCTAACACAGACATCTATACTCTGTTGGAGATACACTGTGATTTAGATATTCCGGGTTTTGAAGACATGGATCAAGGTGAACCTACAGGAATAAAAATTCCATACATAGTTACAATCGAAGAAGGTTCAGGAAAAGTTTTATCTATCTATCGTAACTATAGACAAGACGATCCAACAAAAAGAAAAACAGAATATTTTATTCACTACAAATTTTTACCGGGTTTAGGATTTTACGGATTTGGTTTAATACATATGCTTGGTGGTTTATCTAGAACTGCAACTGCAGCTCTTAGACAATTAATTGATGCGGGAACTTTATCAAACTTACCAGCAGGTTTTAAAGCTAGAGGATTAAGAATACGGGATGATGATAATCCTATTCAGCCAGGAGAGTTTAGAGATGTTGATGCACCATCAGGAGATTTACGAAATGGATTACTACCACTTCCATACAAAGGACCAGATCAAACTTTATTTGCATTACTAGGATTTGTTGTTGATGCAGGAAGAAGATTTGCTGCAGTAGCTGACGCAAAACTAGGAGAAGGCTCACAAGCAAATCCAGTTGGCACAACTATGGCTTTATTAGAGCAAGGCTCAAAAGTCATGAGTGCTATTCACAAAAGATTACACTACGCACAGAAAAAAGAATTTAGAATACTAGCAAGAATCATCGCAGAATTTTTACCTCCAGAATATCCATACATGGTTGCCGGTGGAAATAGACAAATTAAACAAAGTGACTTCGACAACCGTGTAGATATTTTACCAGTTTCCGATCCAACGATCTTTTCTATGTCTCAACGTATCACGTTGGCACAAACACAATTACAACTTGCACAATCTAATCCACAAATTCATAATTTATACGAAGCATACAGACGTATGTACGAGTCAATGGGCGTACAACAGATTGATCAGATACTTCCCCCGCCACCACAACCACAACCAATGGACCCGGCAATGGAAAATTCACAAGTTTTAATGCAAACACCACTACAAGCTTTTCCTCAACAAGACCATATTGCTCACATTGAGGCTCATCGTGCCTTCATGTCGTCATATTTAGTAAAAAATACACCAAATATTATGGCATTATTGCAGTCACACATCTCTCAACACATAAGTTTTGTTGCTAGACAAGAGATTGAAGCTAAAAATGCACCAATATTCCAGCAACAAGCTGCACAATTTGGTGGTCAACTACCTCCACAACTACTTCAACAGTTCCAAACGCAAAATGAAAGAGAAATTGCACAAAGAGTTCGTGAATTAACAGAGGAAATGGTTGCTGAAGAGCAAGAATACTTAGAGGGAATGACAAAAGACCCACTAGTTACGCTTAAAAAAGAAGAATTAGGTCTACGTGCGGAAGAATTAGAGCTTCGTGCACAAAAAGATGGAGAGAAACAAGCTCTTGAAGAACAAAAAGCTGCAATTGCAGCACAACAGAACCAAGAAAAGATAGATAACGCAGATAAACATGCAACAATTAGAGAAGGAATATCACTTGCAAAGTTAGGTGAAAGATCTTAACTATGAATTATGGAAACTGCAGAAGCAAGAATACAAGAATACTTTACTGGCTTGATGTCAATTGTTGATCAGTCAACAAAATCGGAAACAGATCAATTATTAATGGCTGGAGCTATGATGGCAGTAGCAAAAACTTTGTATTATGAAAATTTAACAGAAAAAGATGTAAATCACATGATGAATGTCAATCTAAGAGACTTGATAAATCTTGTAAAACCGACTATACATTAGGCATGGCTAAAAAATTTCCAGATTTAACAGGTGATGGTAAAGTTACTCAAGCTGATATTTTAAAAGGCAGAGGAGTTTTTAAAATGGGTGGTCTCGCTGAGGCTACTGCTAAATTAAAAGCAAAAGGTCTAAAGAAAGGTGGAGCATTGAGAAAGAAAAAATCTGTTAGAAAAAAGAAATCAGGTAAATTAGCTAAACGTGGTTACGGAAAGGCAAGATAATGAAATTTAAAAATGCAAAAATGACTGAGGTTCCTCAAAAAAATCCTTTTCCAAATTCTATTGTAGCCTCAGATGCTGCAGTAACTTTTTCTCCTTTTGTTGTAAAACAAAACAAAGGAGCAGGGCCAAAAGGACAAACGAGTAATGCTCAAATTAAAAAAGTAGCATTCAAAGGTGTAAAGTAGTATACTTCGCAACTTTAACAAAGGAGGTTTCTATGAAACTTTTATCTGACTTATGGGCACACTTAAAAGAGTGGTCTGATTGGAGTATGAAAGACTGGATTAAAGCTGCAATAGTAGCAATAATCGTAATTGTAATTATAGGAGCAATATAAAATTTCATGTGGCAACTATTAGCTAAACCTTTACTTGGCGTCGTCGCTGATGGCGTCAAGGGTTTTGTCGAAACAAAGAAAGCAAAACAAGAATTAAAATTAACAACAATCAAAGCAACACAGAAACTTAAAGAAGACCAGATTGCCGGTAAAGTTGCATGGGAGCAA